CTTATGAAAAGAACTATGATAGGCAATGGCGATAGGGTTGCAGATTTATCTAAAGTTGTTGATATGATTTCTAAATTATCTTCAGATTTAAATATCAAAGCGATTCAAAAGAAAGAAGATAATTCTAATAAAGGGGCTTATGATTTATTTATAAAAAAGATAGAAACAACTAGACCAGTGTTTGATTGGGAAAGAGATTTGGGTAATAAAGATGAAATTAAAGAATTATTGCAATTATATTTCTATGGATATTTATTAGATGTTAATGGTCAAAAAACTCAATTTACAGATGCATTATATAAAGATTTGAGTAAATATACTCCTGATTTATCATCTCCGCAAGAAAATGAAGAAGAGGATGATATGAGTGGCTAGGAATACCAATAAACCGATAAATATATTTTCTTCTGATGTTAACAAGTTAGATGTGTCTGAAGATTTTTTAGACCATGTATCTGAATGGAGTTCATTTTATAGATGTTACCCATTTGTTTTTGCAGAAGATTTTTTAGGAATCAAATTAAAACCATTCCAAAAAATAATATTATATCAAATGTTTCATAATGATTACAATATGTTTCTAGCCGCCCGTGGATTATCTAAAAGCTGGATGCTTGCAGTTTTTGTCATTTGTTGGGCAAATTTATACCCAGGGAGTAAAATTGTAATTAGTGCTGGGCAAAAAAGAATGTGTATGGAAGTTATAGGATATATAAAAGCTTTTTATGATGATAGTGAATGTTTAAGGCGTTCAATTTCATATTTAAGTGATTCAATAAATGATGCAAGAGTTGCATGGGTTGGTGGAAGTTCGTTTAAAATAGCAGTAGCTAATGACAATGCGAGGGGTGCGAGGTGTCACGTTCTGATTTTGGACGAACATAGAACCATTAAGCTAGAGGTAATAAATTCTGTGTTACGTCAATTTGCATCTGATAGACGTAGACCAAAATTCTATGATTTACCAGAGTGGAAAGATTATCCAATGACAGAAAACAAAGAAATATATGCATCGTCAACTTATTATTGTCATCATTGGTCGTATGATAAGTTTAAAGATTATTTTGAGCAAATGAAAAAAGGTAAAAGTTATTTCTTAGTTGATTTGCCTTATCAGGTTTCTGTTAAATATGGAATAAAATCATTAAAACAAATAATGAATCAAATGTCGGAAAACACATTCAACCCAATAAGCTGGAAAATGGAAGCTGAAGGTAGATGGGTTGGTCAAGATTCTTCTGCATTTTTTAAATATGAATTATTAGAACAATGTAGAAAATTAAAAAAGCCATTTTACACAAGAAACGAAATAGAAGCTATTGGAAATAAAAAATATGTAAATATGGATAAAATTAAATCTAATAACAAAAATAGTGAAGAAAATGAAATAAGATTTTTGTTTGCAGATATTGCCATGTCGGCAGGCGACAATAACGACCATACAATATTAGGAATTATGAGAGCAATTCCCAGACAAAAAACCGTTGGTGACAATGTTACAAAATATTATATGCGTGAAGTACCATATATGAAATCAATAATAGGTGGTAGAGTTGACGAACAAGCATTAGAAATAAAAAAAATGTATGAAGAATTTAATGCTGATTTTTGCGTACTTGACTGTCAAGGATTGGGACAAGCAATTTTCGATGAACTAAGTAAGCCGATAGTAGATATAAATAATGGGGTAGAATATAATACTCCGTGGACTTGTATCAATGATGAAAAATTAGCTGAAAGGTGTACTTATCCTAATGCTAAACCTGTAATTTACGCAATACATGGTTCTGCACAACTTAATTCTGATATTCATTTTGATATGTTAAATGTTTTAACTTTAAATAGAATTGCATTTTTAATAAGTGAAAATGATGCGAAAGATATAGTTTCTGGAATAAAAGGATTTTATGAAATGACTCCAGAAAATCAAATGTCAATATTAGAACAATATTATCAAGCGAGTGCTTTAATTAACGAAATGGTTAATTTAACAAGAATAGATAGAGAAGGTGGACAGGTTAAACTTATTGAGCCAAGTAATGGTTTTAAGGATCGCTATATGGCTGTAGCATATGCTTCCTATATAATATCCACTGAATTCGAAAGAAAACTTAATAGAATAAAAAAGAAAAAATCATCCTTCAACTTCACCTATACCCCACCATCCTACTTCGAGAAAGGAGGTAACTAATGGAAGAACAAAAAACAGTCTACGATGAAATACAAATCCCCTCACGCTTTGAGCAAATAAACAAAGCGTTTGCGAATATAGATAAAAATATAGCAACAGTAGATTTTACCAAAATAAGAGACACATCATTAGAATACACAAAAGACCAATTAAAACAAGCACTATCATCAAAAACAGAATCAAATATAAAGATACTAATCCAAGCATCAAATTACTTCTATACTCGAAGTGGTGAATATCGACAATTAATCCATCGTTTCGCAGGAATACACAAATATCGAAACGTAATCTACCCAAGATTCCAATTCGATAAAAAGGTAAACGTAAAAAAAGTAAATGATAAAATTGGACAATATGTATTAAACTCACGAATTGAAGAAACTTGTTTAAATATTACTATTAAGGCACTTTTGGATGGTGTCGCATACACTTACGAACAAGTTGTAGATGATAAATCAGTTCAACAATTCCTACCATCAGATTATTGTCGTACAAAAACAATGGACAACTATGGTAATAAAATAGTAGAATTCAACTTTAAATATTTTGACGAAACATACAGAGAAGAATCCCAAAGAGAACTAATATTCAAACAACTACCAAAAGAATTTAAAAAATTATATAATGACTTCAAAGCAGGAAAAAATAACTTAGGCGATACAAGAAATCATAATTGGCAACAACTTGATCCAAATTTCGCAAGGGCAACCACATTCTCATTAGATGGAACGCCTTATTTTTGTGCAATATTCCCTGACCTATTAGACTATGAATCATATAAAGAATTAAACCAATTATCTTCTGAGTTAGATTTGTTTACAATTTTAGTGCAAAAAGCAGAGTTTGATAAAGATGGTAATCTCATGGTTGATGATGAAACAATGGATAGATTATCTAAAACATTAGCATCAGTAGCCAAAACAGGAGGATGTGGGGCATTTACATCTCCATTTGAAACAACAGCACTAAAAATGAAAGATAAGTCAGAAGTTAAAATAGATTATGTTCAAACAGGACTAACAGGAATCTACAACGCATCATCATTACCTGAAATAGCTTTCAACAGCTCATCTAAAAATGGTGGAACAGCAGGATTAAACACAAGCAATCAAATGACAGGTGGAATATTCGATATAGTATTAGCACAGTATCGTAATTGGTATTTTAAGAAATTCAATGAAATATCAACAGGAAAAGTGTTATTTGATATTGATTTTATACCTATTACATGTTTTAACGAAGAAAAGATGATTGGCGTTTATAAAGAGCAATTTACCTTAGGTGGAAGTGCATTTTATTATTTTTCAGCAATAGGAATAAATCAATTCGAAATAGCATCATTATTATCTTATGAGAATGAATTAGGATTTAAAGATATGTTAAAACCACCGCAGAGTGCTTACAATCCAACTGGTGATAAAAAGGAAGGTAGACCTCCTAAAAATGATGAGGATAAAGCAGATTCTACATTAGACCAACAAAACAATGGTGTAGATAAGAGTAGGACGGTGGTGGAATAATGGAAATGAGTTTTATACACTGTTATGACGAAGAAGTATTTGATAAACTAATAGAATTAGGACTCACCCCATTAAAGAATGATTATCCATTTGTATTGTTAAATGAGGGAAATATTAACTTTGAGGAATTTGGCGATACAATAGAATTTTCAGATACAATGTTATTTTGAGAGGTGGTGAGAGAGTGGCAAGAAAGAAAAATTATATAGAAGATGCATCTATAAGTTTTGATGTAAAATTTTCAGATACAACAACAGATTATAGTAAATTAAATAATAGATTTACAGTTAAAAAAACAAGTGTAATGACACATGAACAAGTAGCGAATATGTTTAAATTTGAAAAAGATTTAATATTTTCAAAATTTAATCAATTAGATATGTTACCTATTGTTGGATATTTTGAAGATGGCGAAGTAACATCACATGATAGTAAAACCGTTCCTTATGGTGCAGTATTACCTAATACAGCAAGGTTTGAAGATATTGATGGTGAAGAATATTTAGTTGTAGATTCATGTTTGTGGAGTGGGAGATATCCCGAAGTAGCTGATGTTTCAACTTTTAATGAATCAATGGAAATTGTGCAAGTCAAAGCATTATTTGATAGAGAAAATAAATATTATAATGTATCTGATTTTACGTTTGATTGCCTTTGTATGTTAAACAAAGACGTAAATCCTGCTTTCAAGAAAGCAAGAATGGACGTAGATGCAAATTTCAATGATGATTTTGAAGCATTTAAAGCTGAATTTGCTGAAGTGCTACAAGATATAAAAAATATTCAAGAGAGTGGAAGTGATAAAGTGGAAAAAGAGAAAAAAGATTTTGCACTAATAGATTTAGAGAGACTTTGGTGTTCAATTTATGATTTTTTAGTAGAAAAATATCCAGATACAGATTATGGTTCTATTTATAGAATAGAAG